CCTGGCATCACTCAAGCCGCTCTGCTTCTCGTAGCCCGAGAAACAACTGACGCAACTGCAACAGTCCTGACTAGCAACAGCAGTGCTGCCAGCGCTACCAACCAAGTAACCCTGCCAAACAACAGCGCCTACTACTTCAAAGGCAGCGTCATCGCAGGCGTAACAGCCGCAGGCGACTCCAAAGCCTGGTCCTTCGAGGGCGCCATCAAGCGCGGCGCTAATGCTGCCTCCACCGCCATAGTCGGCACCGTCATACTTAACACCATCGCTCAAAACGCAGGCGCCTCTGCGTGGAGCATTGCCATCACTGCCGATACAACTAACGGGGCTATCGCTGTTACAGTAACTGGTGCAGCATCAACCACCATCCGCTGGGTGGCTAAAATTGAAACCACGGAGATGACCTATTAATGGCACTTTCAATCACGCTCACTGAAACTGACATCGGCATCCCCATGGCCGACACCTATGCCCGCATTGTGATGTGGCGTGGCGATAAGGACCAAACACTGATCCAGGTGGCGCATTATGCCAGCGAGAATGCCCGTCAGGCGAATGCCCAGCCAGTGGCTAATCGCACCTTGTTCGCCCCTACAAGCGAGTGTGAGGGCATGACTGCTATGTACGACTGGCTCAAGACCCAGGCCGATTACGCAAGTGCGGAGGATTGCTGATTATGGCCGTCAATATTAATCATGCAACCGATACAATCACGGCAACAAGTGGCTCCTTAAGCTTACCTAATTTTTCAGGTGGTGATGTCACGCTTACAGGCACTCAAACACTTACCAATAAAACGCTTACTGACCCTGCCATTATCGGCACAATTCTTGAAGATGTATTTACTATTACTGATGGTGCTGCGTTTGAAGTTGACCCGTCTAACGGCTCCGTTCAACTGATCACTCTTGGTGCCAGCCGCACACCTAAGGCCACTAACTTCCTTGCTGGTGAAAGCGTGACGCTGATGGTGAATGACGGTACTGCTTATACACTGACATGGACTGATGCAACCTGGGGCACTAGCGGAGTAATTTGGAGGGGCGGCACCGCACCAACACTTGCTACTAGTGGTTATAGCGTAATGCAATTTTGGAAAGTCAACACTCAAGTGTATGGTGCATCTGTAGGAAATGTAGCATGAGGCACCCACACGGTTTAAGAGCAGCAGAAACTGCTATTAGTGGGCCACCTATTGCCATAGCTCATGACGCTAGTCCATATATTAGTGTTTATCCGTTCTCTTCAGGATTTGGTACAAAATATGCAGATCCCGCAACGTTGCCTACGGGTACTGGACGAAGTGTAGCATTCAGTCCTAATGGTGCCAATATTGCTGTAGCTCATTCCACCAGCCCATTTATTAGTGTTTATCCATTTACTTCCGCATCAGGATTTGGCACGAAATACGCAGATCCCGCAACACTACCTACTGGCACTGGAAATGGGGTAGCATTTAGCCCTAATGGTGCTAATATTGCCATAGCTCATACCACTAGTCCACGTATTAGTGTTTATCCATTCTCTTCAGGATTTGGTACAAAATATGCAAACCCTGCGACATTGCCTGGTGTTAGTGGCGGTGGACAAAGTGTAGCATTTAGCCCTAATGGTGCTAATATTGCCATAGCTCATACCGGCGGTCCACATATTAGTGTTTATCCGTTCTCTTCAGGATTTGGTACAAAATATGCAGATCCTGCAACAGGGATTCCAAATGTGGCGTTTGGTGTAGCATTTAGTCCTAATGGTGCTAATATTGCTGTAGTTAATCTTGGTGTTCCACGTGTTAATGTTTATCCGTTCTCTTCAGGATTTGGTACAAAATATGCAAACCCTGCGACACCGCCCACTGATACTGCATTTGGTGTAGCATTCAGTCCTGATAGTGCTAATATTGCCATAGCTCATGCCGTTAGTCCATATGTTAGTGTTTATCCGTTCTCTTCAGGATTTGGTACAAAATACGCAAACCCTGCAACATTACCTACTGGCGATGGAAATGGTGTAGCATTTAGTCCTGATGGTGCTAATATTGCCATAGCTCATTCCACTAGTCCATATGTTAGTGTTTATCCGTTCTCTTCGGGATTCGGTACAAAATACGCAAACCCTGCGACATTGCCTACGGGTACTGGAACTGGTGTAGCATTCAGTCCCGCATAACAATCATGGAAAAACGCGAAATTCTTCAGTCCGCACTTGATTCCCGAAACGATGAGTTTTTGGGCTATCAGATCAACATCGACAACTACACGCGTGCTATTAACAAGATCAATGCTGATCACCAAAACAACCCAGCAATGGTTGAGTTTCGTGATCGTTTAGCTGACATGCTCGAATCTCATAAGATCGAGCAACTCAAATCAATGATTATCCGTGATGTCATTGCGGACCAACTTAACGAAATGGAGGCGTCTTAATGTTCTACGTTAAAACTGCACCAGACGGCACTTTAGAGCAGTATCCGTACACGATTGCCGACTTGCGTTGCGAAAACAAAAACACAAGCTGGCCCCAAAACATTAGCGATGAAGTAGCTGCTGACTTTGGTGTTTTTCTTGTGTTGCCTGCACCGCAACCAGTAGATCGTTACGACATTAACCTAGGGCGCACTGCTATCAAGCAAGGTTCTAACTGGGTTGAGCAGTGGATTGGAACACCTGCCACGCCAGAACAGATCACAGAACGCACTGCCACTAAAGAAACAGAAGTTCGCACTGACCGCAATGCACGATTAGCTGCTTGCGACTGGACACAACTGCCAGATGCACCAGCAGACTACACCGTCTGGGCTGCATACCGTCAGCAGTTGCGTGATGTAACAACTCAATCGAGCTTTCCGTGGGAAGTGGTTTGGCCTGTAGCGCCTGTAAACTAATAGCGTTCTTCTTTTTCCCATGGCAGTCAAAAGCAAAGGCGGCAGTGGCGCCCTCAAGCGCGAGCATCAAGCCGGTCCCCCGAAACTTACCAAACAAGGCGATGGAAAGCATTCCAAGCCAAGCCACGGTCGTAAGCTTTCACGAGGGCAAGGCAAGGGCTGATTGACAAGCGCATCATGCAGGGCTAACCTACGGGCTGGCCTTTTTCTTTGCCATGGCTTCCGTCAATTCCTTTTCCTTTTCCCATCGTTTTAGCTGTGAAGAGGGACTAAGGGACACTTGCTCGTATCAGCAAATTGATCACACCTACAGCGGAGAAAGCCCTGAAGCGCTTTGTCGTGCGTTCTATCAATTCATGATGGCTTGTGGCTTTGCTCCTCAGAATGTAAGCGAGGCAATGCTCTCCATTGGAACCGAGTATGATGAAGCATATTCACTCAAGAAATAAAAGGGCACAATGGGACAAATTGTTGCGAAAGGGGAGCAGTTTGAAACCCATGTGATTGCCGATAAATATGGCAATCTTATTGATAGTGGCTCCGACAGTGGTGCTGTAGATGCGTTTGGCAGGCAACGTGTTAGCAATCCCTTTACGTTGTTTGACAGCACAATGCGCTATGACAAGCGCCCTGATCAATGGTATGAAATTACTGCTGGTGGTGCCACTACCAACTTCTTGACCAATGCAAGCACTTTAGAGCTGAAGACCACCACTGCTTCTGGTGATAGCGTGTTGCGTCGCACAAAGCAGAATTTCCCATACCAGGCCGGGAAAAGTTTACTTATTTTGCAAAGCTTCGTTGGCGCCCCATTGTCCAGTGGTTTAGTTCAAGAAATTGGTTTCTTTAATGACCAAAATGGCGTGATGGTAAGAGCCAATGGCACCACCATTCAATTTGTCATTAGAAGCTTTACCACTGGTTCTGTAGTTGAAAACGTGGTGAGCCAATCGTCCTGGAATATCGACACATTTGCTTCGCTTGATTTTTCTAAGGCACAAATCTTTGCCGTGGATTTGGAATGGCTTGGCGTGGGACGAGTGAGGTGTGGTTTTATTGTTGATGGTGAAATTAAATATTGCCATGAATTCAAGCATGCGAACAATATTGATGGCGTCTACATGCAAACAGCTATTTTGCCATTGTCTTATCGCATGGCAAATACAACTGCTCAGGCCAGTGGCCGCACACTTCAGCAGATTTGCTGCAGTGTCTTGAGCGAAGGAGGTTACGAGCCTGATGGTGCCACTTATTCCGTTAGTCATTCCCTGGCTGCCATTCCTAACGCATCTGGAGAACGAGTGACGGCTGGCATTCGCATGGCAAGTGGTCGCACTGGTAATGTCATCCTTCCGACCAAAATTGACGTGGCGTGTTCAACAAGTGATATTATTGTGTGGAAGTTACGTTTGAATCCGACAGTGTCTGGCGTCACTTGGATTGCAGCGAACAATGGGAGGGGCAATGTTGAAGTGACTACTAGTGCTACGGCAGTCAGTGGGGGGACAATTGTCAACACTGGCATTGTGTCACAAGGGCAATCTTTGGGCCTTACCATTGATACTGCTATTAGGCTTGCACTTGGCGTGAATGCTTCTGGCCAGAGTGATATTTTGATGCTTACAGTGGATAGTGACGTGTCTGCCAAGGCAATCGGTCAAATTGGCTGGGTGGAAGTGGTTTAATTATTGTCGATGGACCAAAGGGAGGCAATACGCATTTCGCCCCCCAATACCTTCACTGCATCACTGGCATCTAACGCCGCTTCTTTTTCAATCATTACGGAAGGAATGGGCGCATTCGGAATGCTGGTAACTACTGCATCT